TTAATTGTATGAATTCGTTCCTCTCTTGTGGTCATTGACAAATAATCAGTTGAGAGATTAACGATATCAGGGACAGCAGAAGTCGCAGGGGTAACTCCTTCACTAGAAAAATGTACAATTTCTCTTTGCTCGGAAGTAAGCTCGCGATCCTCGATAATATCATTTGAATTTGAAAAGTTAGCAGGTAAGTTACTTAGACTAAAAGACTACCTAATCCATAAAGTCGCATAGAGGGTACCCTGGATATTGTGGGGCTGCCACTAGGCATCCTGGGCCGTAAAACTAAATAGTTAACCTAGTTATCAAAATAGCACTACTTTTCTCTTAATTAACCTCTAATATTTGTATAGAAAAGCAAGATCACATTTTGACCTTAAAACTCATAAACTTCATCTGCAAGATATGTAAGATCGTGCAAATACTGCTCATAAGTGGAAATTTGTGGAATAGAAGGAAGCTTAACAGCAATTCGCATAATTCCACGATACAGTTCATCATAAGCATCTCTACCATGATTAACTATCTCACGAAAAGCTGTATTAATATTGGACATAAGAATAACATTGGGATCAATAGTATTTCGAGTCCAATTCAACATCTCATAAATCACTTCAATTTTAAGGGGAGCAACCGTACGTTGCAATTCAGGGCAAAATCTAAAACCACGTTTTAAGAAGAAAATATCTTCCAAATGACGTGATTTTATAATCATACCAGACTTACCCTCATCAGTATATTCATGTTTCATATCTGCCATAATAGCACTGATAGTTTCCTGGTTATATAAATGAATCACCTTATCCGCTATATTTGCAGCATTGTCATCACCATAAGTGATCAAAGCAACAAATTGACGGAAAAATTTCATTGACATAAAATTTGGACAATCACGACGCATAATACGAATCCATGAAACACGCATAATAATAGAATTGTATAAACAATTGATAATAACAGTAAAAGGATTTCCAGAAGGTTGAGAATGAGTCCACATATAAACATTATCTCCAAAAATGTGAACAGAATGGACAAGATGTGTCCAAAGGCCAAGACAAATTTTCAGAATATCACGTCCCTCTGGACTATCAAGGTCATTGAACATTGCCAACCAGGGAACAAAAATTTCCCAAAATATTGCCCACAAAATTTGGGCAACAAGAGAACCATCAAAATTTCCAAAATCACCAGCAATAACATGTTTTCCTTTTGATTTCAAACGTTTGGCAATTCGCTCCCAATCCAAAGAATAAGGATTTGAACCAACAGCAACTTCGTTATCAATACGATTATGCATCAACCAAGCAGCAAATGGAAGAAAGTATTTACGAAACGCCACAACAAAATGTTGTGGACCAGCTGAGAACACGCGCGTTTTACCCACGTCTACTTTAGCCTTTTCACGACGTTCATCTTTCAAAGTGTCAACGAAGAAAACATTGGAAATTTTCCCAATGCGACAATCCTCAATCAACTCATCAACATCCGCACGCAATTGTTGTGCTTCCATACTTTCGAAATCAAATTTCTCATCTTTACCCATCCATCGCGTTTTACCTGGTTTACCTTTATTCTGCAAAGAATAAGGGTAACCCGGAGATGTAGTGCGATTAACAGCTTTCATAAAATCGTCATCAAGTGTACCTCGAACGGCTTCTTCATAAGTAAGAATTCGCTGGTACTTTATACGATCTATCATGCTGTTTGTTTGGGTCAAGACTAATTGAGCCACATCCATAGCGGCTGATTTGACCTCTTCATCAGTCAAAACTGCTGTATCTACGCCACACTTTTTCAAACCCTTCAATAATGGGTCATGTAATACACCATTAATCATAGTAGGTTTCAATAGCGCAGGTTTCATAAATGGTTCAGACAGCTCACCTTGAATACAGGATGGAATTATAGCAGTTTTAGTGGCTTGACCAACTTTCTTGTCAGCCTTACCAAGAGGACAAAATAGACCATCAGGTATTACCGGTTCGATAGTTGGATCAACATTCTCAGGCATTTCATAATAAAATTGTGCACTGATATTGCGAAAATCTTTACCAATCAATTTTTCGCACGCATCATCAATCAATTCTTGAGTCAATGGACAAGCATAACCATATTCCTGGTTAGTACCAGCAATATGCATACCAATAAGTTTACGTTCCATACGATTATTATACAAACCAATTATAGAACCACAATCACCAACCTGAGTCGGTGCATTATATTCATAACAATCTCGTTGTGTATAACTTTCAGAACCATAATCAAAACCGTCTTCGGGATAATAAATGGTTATCTGTTTATCCAAAGGACGGATTTTCTGCAACCATTGATATGTGCGATGAAGATCTTTACCATTCTCATGAAAAGTAGCAAGTGTTCCATTAAAACTACCTTGCAAACTACCCTGATCACTAGTTTTGACAAAATGTTTCACCAAATCCCGATGAGGATGACACATACGACGATGCAAGTTGACAATAACACAATCACGATGAGTTCCATCCTTAAAAGTCACTCTTTCACAATTCTTAGTCAATTCAAAACCATCAACTCCAACAGTCATCAAATGAGACAAAGGAATCTGGATAATATCTTCAAACTTAGATTGAGAAAAACTAATAATTGCTTCAGGAGCCAATTTACGTGCAAACAAAGCATGCAAAAAGTGATATGGCATAACAAAAACCCAACCACGTACAAAAGTACAATTACCAAATGGCACTCGTTTTTCGCCACGCATATAGGTCAAACGGTATGTATTTTTCTGCAATATATCAGTAACAAGATTATGAGCCGCTTGATCACTACAGCCCTGTGCCATAGCAAGTAATCTCTCATCTGCAACTTCAACACGCTTCTGAGCAACACTTTTAGTTTTCGCATCACCAGAAACACCAACCTCAACACGTTTAACTTGCTGCTTTGCCGTTTTAGAATCACCAGAAACACCAACTTCAGCCTGGCAATCATACTTCTCAGCATAAATGCCCCACTTATTGTGTTTCATCAAAGCTATAGTGCCAGCACCAATCAATGAATGACCATACATTGTGTCTATAAATTGTCGTTGTTCCTCCACTGAAAGTGTATTCATTTCAACCTGCAATTTTTGTATTTTTGCAGATTTAACGTCACCAGATACACCAACTTCAGCTTCAGCGACAACTTCATCTTCAGAAAAAGAATTTTCCAACCACTTATACAATGTAAAAGCAGACAAGGCCATCCCCAACAAACCCAAAACAGACAAATATGGATGTTCGCGAATAATTTTAGATGATTCCTCGTACAATCCCGATAAATAACCTGAAACTTTTTGCAATGCAAGATCCATACGATCTTTCATTTTATCCCAAACACCAGGACGACGTTGTCGAGCTTTATATTCGGAATAAGCTTTAAAAATAACATCATCATCAGCATAGAGAGCTTCTATTTCTAGAAGATCAACACCTTTATGAATATTACTCGCAATGTCATTATTAAAGAAATCATCATCATAAACACAATCAACGAAATCCTCACCAACCTGTGCACGAATAGCATAACTTTCCAAAAACTTCAATTTATTCATTGAACGTTCCTTTTGCTTACGCCATTCCTCGCATATCATTTGTGAGAATTCTATATAATTAATTGGCTTACCACGTTCAATCCATTTACTATCGGCACGTTCATCACGTACCAATTTCTGAAACTCATAAACATTCAAATCAATTGGAACATCTGGATTCAACTTCGTGTGATCCAATTTACGCATATATGTGCCAGAATTAGCTCGTGGAACAACAAGCGCATATTCAATTTTTGGTTGAAC